ACAACTATTGGGAATAAACTTTACGACAAGTATAAAGAGATTACTGAGTAAATCTTGAATATATATTGACTAGAGGTATCAAATGTTTAATCTAGGAGAACAAGAAGTTGTCAGAGGAACTATCCCATCTAATGAAATTTTAGCTGGTATTAGACGAAAATCAAATAGTAAACGTCTTGGTCTTAAATTTCCTTTTGAAAATACACTGAATGGTTACTTCTCAAAGATGGCAGATACCGCCGTCGTAAAGTCTAATCTTAGGCAGTTGATAATGACGGAGCCAGGAGAGAGGTTAATGCTGCCTGATTACGGGTGTCCTCTAAGATCTTTGCTATTCTTGCCTCTAGATGATGACCTTATCTCTGAAATGAGAGAGAGAATTTTTTTCTCAGTAAACACTTATTTACCGACTGTAGAAATTTTAAGATTAGATGTTGAAGGATTAGATGAGTTTGCATCTAACGGCGTGCCTACTATTAAAATTACTTTAGTATGTAAGATTCGAGACTCTATTGATTCTATCTTTGATGTGAGTGTAGTATTATGAACTTTGATGGAACAGTCGGCTCAGATTTCCTAAAAGCCGTAAGATACCCAGAAGAACGAAAGCAAAGTCTCATAGACTTTGCTGGCTCAGACTTCACTACTCTTAGGCTAAATTTAATTGATTATATCAAAGCAGTTTACCCATTAGATTATAACAATTTTGTTGAATCTGATTTAGGTATGATGCTCGTAGATTTAGTCGCTTATGTCGGGGCTATGACCTCTATGAAAGCAGACTACTTAGCTAATGAGAACTATTTGAGGACAGCAAAGAATAGAAATAATGTTAAAAAACTATTAGAACTCATAGGGATTCGATTAAAGGGACCAATAGCAGCAGCGGCTAACGCGACAATCTCCTTTGAGAATTCTCCTTATGCTCAAGCGGATGATGTCTTAGTAATAAATTTTGCAGACAGAATTGTCCAAATAGCTTCCCCAGAAGATGGAGCACCACTTACATACACGCTCTATAAAGTTACTAATGGCTTAGTTGATCTACCAAACGCTGAAGCCTCAATAACTCTAACTGAATCAGAGGGCGTAGGTTTTGATTATGATAATCCAGGGTCTGTGGTTATTCATGATAACTTAGTATTACTGGAAGGTGCTTTGGTTAGAAAAACTGGGACTTTTGGAAGCTTCACAGGCATAAAAACTGTAGCCCTGGATAGCAGCCCAGTCATAGAAGGGTCCATTGAAGTATTTATCAATGGCACTAACCAAACCAGTGGAGTCTATAGCAGAGTAGATAACATATACTTCGCCTCGGGCGGAGACGCTAAAATCTTCCAAGTTATCTCTGATGATGATTTTAAAGCCACTGTAGTGTTTGGCGATAACCTAATCGGGAGATCCCCAGCCCCAGGTGATAGCTATGTCATAACGTATCGAGTTGGTGGAGGGACAAGAGGTAACATTAATAAAGAAATCATCAATGCTCCTATACAACTAACTAATACAACTCAATCAACTACATCCAATGGAACACTAGAGAACTCTAGTAAAGCGACGGGAGGCTCTGACGCAGAAACAGTAGAGCACGCTAAGAAGTATGGACCGTTATCCTTCCGAAGACAGGATAGAGTAGTTACTCTACATGATTTTGATTCTTTTGTGAATAGCTTTATTTCTTCGTATGGCTCCATTGGTAAATCTGTTGCAGCCACGAGACGAGCTTATTCCTCTGCAAATATTATTGATGTTTACGTATTAGAGAAAGCATCTGATTTGCAAATGAGAAAAGCAACTCCAACTTTTAAGAAAGAACTAATAGATGCTATAGAACCAAAAAAGATGTTGACAGACGAGATAGTTGTAGTTGATGGTTTGATAAGAACCTTAGACTTAGTGGTGACCGCTAGAATAGATAGGGAGCTTAGAGAGAACTCTGAGATTATTAAACTAAAAATTAGAGACGCGATACTATCTTACTTTAATGTTGACAACAGAAGTTTTGGTCAATCATTTGAACCTGCTGATTTAGCTAGAGTTGTATTCCAAATACCTGAAGTAATATTCGCTTCGGTAGACAATTATCCAGAAACTGTCCTCATTGATTTCAATGAAATAATTCAGTTAAATAATCTAACCATTAACCTAGTGAGAGTTTGATGACATCACAAAGATTTACTACAAAAAAAAGAAAGTTTTTTAACAGAAACTTCTCAGATGTAATTCAATTCTTTTTACCTGAGCAATATATCCAAGCAGATTTGGAGAGTTCAGGTGTAGTTGTAGATCCAACTTTAGATATTATTAAATCTCATGTAGACATTGCTAATAATATTAATTCTATTAGACCTCTAGATCCTGGCGAAGATTTTGATTCATTAGATACTTTTGACGGTATTTTGTCGTTTTTTATTAAACAGAATAATTTCACACAAATTTCATCAGAGGAATTTGATAGACATATCCTGAATCCATTAGGCTATTCTTTTAAAGATTTTGACGGAGCTGTAGAATTTAGATCGGCTTTACAAAATAATATAATACCAAAAATTCAAACGAATTACGCACAAGATATTTTTAGTGGAGCATCTGGTGTTGATGAGTTAACTTATAGAATAGGCTGGTTCTACTTCTTAGCTGGCAGTTCTACTTACTCTTATCAACCATCATCAATTGTAGTCGATTATTTTGTGGATAATCTCTACAAAGGAAATTCTTTAGATATTGCTGACGGCATTAATGCTCTTACAACTTTTATCTGGCACAATCAGAGCAGTCTATCTAATTACATCCCTAGTAACTTTCTTTCTGGGTCAGATACCTATACAAGCGGCACACAAAACTTAGAAAAACTAAAAACCTATAACTCCATAATTTACTCTAGAGATTACCTGAACTTAGGTGACACTAAAGTAAAAGATGCCTTTGAACTGTTTGATCAGACACAAGAATACTATCAAGACACCGTATCAAACGGTCCGTTCTGGAGACTGGTCAAGGCTTATTCTTACGCCTTCGCTGATAGACAAAATGAAGTTAACCAGATAGAGACCCTCTACGATTTAGAGCAATGCCCGGACGACTTACTCCCAGAACTAGCAAAACTTATAGGCTGGGAGCTTATTGGCTACGATCCCAAAAAATGGAGATTGCAACTTGCTAATGCGGTTTCTGTCTATAAAGCCGCAGGCACGAAGAAAAGTATTACCACAGCAGTAAATAGCGTCTTCACTCCAGGAGTAGTCGATGTTTCTGGAAGTATTCAAGAGCTTTGGGAATCATATATTCCATTCTTAATTTTGTATAGTCTAGCTACGGAATCAATCCACTTCAAAGATTATTCTACCTGGACTCCTGACAAGGCAACGCAGTTAGGTTTATTTGATTATGATTACACTAATTTTGAGAATAACATAAGACTAGCTGTAGATAAAATTTTATTAGTTTTATTTAATGAGTTTCCTAATCTTTTTAGATTAGCAGGAAAGCCATTTCCTATAGATTCATCATCATTTGTATTTAATTACAGGAATGTTGATTATCCTATCCCTCCATTTGAAGAAATTCCATACTACTTAAGCTGTGATGTTAGTAAGCCATTTTTGCTAAGGCTAGCAGATCTGTTAGTTTGTTTTGGCGTTCCCGAAGAATTTGCCTTAAAGGTAACTAATTATATTGATGTTAATACGATCTCTACTGTAGACGAAGCATATCAAGATTACTCAGAAAATAATGGATGGTTATTTTTTACATTAACTCACCAACAAGCTCCTAACTGGAGTTCAATAGTCATTGATCCTAGAAACAAGAGAGAGAATTACTTATCACTATGGAATGGAAAGTCTTCTCATTATAAATTAAATTTTGAGGCTGAGTCATTTAATTTCTCAAAAGATACTTTTGAAGTTGATTCTAGACTAGCAATACTTGTAGCCAATCGACTAGCTGACATCTTCTCTCCGGCCAAAGCTGTAAAAGATTCTTCTGTATTGTTACGAGATACAGATTTCTACAATAGCATCGACCAAATTAACCCAGACATTTACTTAGACAAAGGAGATGAATTATCAGGTGATTTGTCTGCTGTAGTGTTATCCAATAGCGAAGAATCAGCTATGGATATTTTGGGACCACTTGTAGAGTTTACTGGAGGAAGATTTACATACTCTTCAATAGTAAATACTGAATTATCTTCTACCGCAACCATAGTCTCATTAAGAAATAGTTACAGAAGAAGAGGCTTACATAATAAGCTGAATATTGCTGGGTATTATGATAGAACTGGATTTAATCAGCCATCTTTCAATGAGATGTTACCAGAGAGACGTGGAGGGATAACTTATAAATTATCTTCATACAATTACTACAATAACCCATTCTTACCTCTTAACCCACTTAAAGGATATGCACCGGACGATGATCAGTATGCCTCTGTAAAAGCTCTGTTGCCAAGAACAGTAGAAAGAGTTTACCTACCAATGGCTAGTGCCTATGGCGGAGGAGGCTCAACTGCTAACTTTGATTTCACTGAAATAAATAGACTCTTAAATGAGGTTTCTGGTAGAAGTTGTCAATCTATTCTCAAATTTTATGTCGATCATCCTAATTATATTAACTTAGAAACTAAGGAAGTTTACGACGAAGTAGATGCAGTAACTAGAAGGCGTAGATATTATGGGTTACCTGCATTCCTAGAGAATCAAGGGATAGGTAAACAAAGTTACCTTGTTCCTCTTAGGAATGGGGTAGAGTATGGCTTATCAGGTTATGAGACAGGACTACCACTAAATAGTGCTATTTCTGGTATATCTATAGACTATTCTAACACGTTATTCTTGAGTGCGTGCTCTGCACTAATTATGGAGCTAGGTAGTGTTTACGATGGAGATCCGAGAATCGCCCACATTGAAGTCGGATTCTTAGGTCACGAGGGCAATTGGTCTAATGCTTTAGCTTATGACCATAGTGTAGATCGTTACACCTTCTCAAGAAAAGCTCCTGCGGAGTCTATAAATTTATTAGTTAGTGCGTTTGACGAAGCTTTTGATATAACAAAAATTTCTGGTAGATATCTTGATACCTTAGACAATGAGCTAGAAACTACAAATAGATTATTGCCTATTAGGCCAACAGCATTAACTTCTGTAGATATTGATGTAGGTCTTAATGATACTAACTTTACTAAGACTACTTTAGGTCGTGGCTCTGGCTACACACAAGTTCAACAATCATTTTACGGAGTCGCTGATAACTACCTGACAAAAATGAGGGTAGCAGAAATAGATCCAATTGAAACACGCTTTTGGAATGTTTTTAGAACTAGAGGAGCATCTTTAACTTACCAAGATTTAGGAGAGTCATTACTTTCTTTCAGGCCAAGTATTATCTCCTTCGATGATGGTTACAAGGAGCTAGATAGAATACGCCGCTTACCTCAATATTCTAATCCGATTCTTTACCAAAGACAATTAGAATCAACTATCGCCATGGGGTATAACTTCCATGTATCCCTTTCTTATCTACCAAATGTTGTTTTTGAAGATGAACAATTCTATGTTAGCCTTACTGTAGAGAACAATGGAGTAGCACCATTTTACTATAACTGGCCGATGATCCTAACGTTCACTGATGGATCAACCTTCCTAGATATACAGACACCATGGGACATTCGGCAAGCTACACCAGGAACTAAAATCTACTTCTACTTTGTCCCAGTGAACCAAATAAAAGCTAATTTTTCAACGCCTTCAGAACTTACGGTGTTGTTAAGTATTCAAAAACCAGCAAACTTTATTCAACCCATTCAATTTGCAAACGAAGAACAAATTCTTGGAACGCCTTACGTTTCTTTAGGGTCTTTCAGTTATCAGAATAAATTAGAGTTTGAAACCTCTGGTCTTAATGAGTTCCCTCTAGGATTTATACCCTCGTCTTTGACCTTCGCTCCTGTGGAGGCTAGATGTGACGGAACACGACAGGTAGTCCCTCCAGTGTATGATCGCTGCGCTATTTATTCATCAGCTAACTACTATGGTTATGATATTTCTGGAACCTTAAGTCCTCGTGGTTACTTAGGATTACCTAATAGCCAAGGTGACATATTCTTGTTAGAAGCTGAGACCTATGTTGATCGAGGTCAACTAGATCCGTTTATGAGAGTTCTTCATAAGATAGAAGTAGGAAAAATTTATCAAAAGTATCAAAAAATAATTGATGACAATATTTATACTTATGCTTCTAGAATGAAGCACTCAAATGTTTTAGATGAGTTGGTTAATACTGAAATCAACTGTAGTGGTATATTCCTTAGTTCTTTAGAAGCTTATGAAAATTCTCAGTTAGGTAAAAAAATACACAAGTTATTTAACTTATACACAAGTGCGTTTAATAGGCACCCAACCCCTTACAACCCAGTCAGGGATTCTGGACCTAAAATTTATTCTCATGCGTATGGAGGTATACTAGAGAATGGAGATTTTGAGGACCGTGGTTCTATTGCTACCCAATATAACACTTACACTGTAAAAGCTAGCGAACCCAAGGTGCTAGATCTGTATAGTGTGTATTTCTCAGGAACCCCAGGATCACTGGCCTTCTTTGATACTTCAATTGCAGATGATCCAAGCTCTATAATTGCGTCTTCAACATTGACTCCAAATACTATAGAATTAGTTAACTCTTCAATTATAAATGGGGTTGATATAGTTCATACCTCAGCGGTATCACGATATAATCAATTTGTTGTATATGATTTACAACAACAAGAAAATAATTCTTATATTTATAATAATGCTTTTGTTAGATTAAAAGCTAGAGACGGTCTACCAAGACTTAGATTTAGAGTGAAGGGTTCTGATTTCTCGGACTCTTACGACACGTTTAGAGCTAGTAATTTCTTATGCCCTGAACACGATTTTAGACTACAAATAAAAGCTTTAGCCGCAAAAGAAGATGGCACTGAATTTACTGATGCAACTTTAGGTGTTTGGATTCACACTGAGGTAGAGAACGGCGACGACACTTGGCACTTTGGCGTAGACGGTAACTGGCACTTAATAAAGACCACTGAATTGCCAATATCTAGGATTTTGTCGGAACTAACACATAAAGCTACATTCGAGAGAATTCCAAGAAACACTCCGGGTGGCCCTGCACTAGAGTGCTTAGATCCTAATAACGTTAGCCCAAATCGACGATTCTTGAGCGGCATAGGAGTGTTCTCAGAAGAAGACTTCAAAACATATGATTTTAAATTTAATACTAAAAATTATTGCAACATTAAAACACCAGAAGAATACTTTAAGTATAATCATAAACCTCACAGATTCGATCAACACTATGTAATTGAAGTTTTCATGTTACCAGAGGCTCAAAATATAGATAGATTTATATTATTGGATACTGTTAACTTAAGAGACGATACAATATACGATATGACTAAGATAGATGTGACTGGCACTCCGACAGGACACAAAAAGTTCCCTCTATGTAATATTTATCATGTTAATTTAGATAGAGAAGACATAAGAGCTATCCTGAACTATTATAATTCTGTGGCAGGCAAAGGTAGATTTGAAGGAAAACTAAGTCGAGATGAAGTAGAAAGTTCTGGCTTAAACCTCCCCTCAGGAGGAAGCAGGTCAGCTTATAGAGTTAACCCAGCTAACTCTACTATTGCTAGAGATGCTCAAACACGTAACTTCACGTTAGTGGATTTCTTTGATTAAGGAAATTTAAAATGATTAATGGTATAGTTGAAATATTTGTAAATGATAATAAGATCTCAGAAGAATCCAATATGATTATGGATAATACTGGAGAGCTTATTGTGGATATGTTAACTATGCAGAAATCCATAGCCGACGTGGCTGTTGCCTCAAAGATTTTAGATACATCTAACTTTACTGTTAGAGCAGCTTCTCTAGGCAAGGATGCAGAGGGATACAAACACCACGCTCATTCTGATTTAATTAATATCAACGATGGAATCATTAGAGTAATTCATTATGAAGACTTCTCGCTATCTAGCTATCATACAAGTGCGTTTGGATTACTAACTAATACCCCAATATTACCTCAAGCTTCTCACCCTAAAATGCAAAGGCTAGAGGAAAAGTCCACTGCGGTTAGCGGTTTATTTGATTATGGACATAACCCAAACCAAATTCTAAGTGGAACAAAATTCGGTTGTTACGCACCGACGGGAACTATAGACCTGTATCTAGTGTCAGGAGCCATTTCCCCCGACGAGGGGTCTAGCAAAGTTTATGCTTCTGCCACCATCACTAATACCGCAGGACTCAATACTTGGACTAATCCATCAGCAATAGATTCTAGAGGGTTCATAATTAACACAACCAGCTCCATGGAAGAAGGTAGAACTTTAGAAGTTGCTGGTGATTATAGAGGGTTACTTCTGTCCTATGACACTGAGTGGAGTAACGGTGGCTTACAGATTAGATATGTTTTAGGCATAGAACCAGAAGACTTATTAGTTCTAAATGCTTATGGAGGCATATATAATATAGGACTTTGGAGAATTGATCTTAGAAAGATGTTAGATAAAGGTATGCTACCTCCATACGATTTATCTGCATCTGATGAAATAGAATATAAATTGCTTGCCAGAAAAAGCTTTTCAAGTGATTTAACCTATTATGTTGATGATGGATCTATTGCAGGAATAAAGGCATTGAATTCACCATTAAAAATTGTTTGGCGCTGGGTATTCAAATGAGACATAATTTTTTAGAAGATTTAGATATCAAAGGTCATTTACAGATCACAAAATGCTACCAAGACGGCAGCCAAGAAATTGTATTTGATGACCACAATATCATTGTGTCTGGTATGGGATTAGGACTAGCCCAGATGTTTAGCTTATCTGGACCGCCAACTGTTCTAGATTATCAAATTGACAGGTTTCAAGTAGGTGTTAGTGGATCTTCTAATTTAGAGGTTGTCAGCACTAATGAATTAGCAGGACCACTGAGTTCTCTTAGTGAATATGGGGATCAAGCAAGAATATTTATTCTCAGCGGAAATCACGCTCTTACGCTCGATAACTATAATGAAGCAGAATGGTTTGGTTACATACCACAACATAAAGTTTCTAGAGTAGGACCAAATTCAGTAAGATATACATTAACACTAGACCAAGATGCAGCAAACGAGATTCAGAGAGATGGGGAGACTGTAGCACTGAATGAAGTTGGCTTATTTATGAAGAACCCTCTTGGGGATAGATTTAGTTTAGGCGAAGATACTTCTGTGCTCGTAGCTTATAGATATTTTAGCCCAATAGCTAAGACAACAGACTTTAGTTTAGTTTTTAGATGGACATTGAGTTTCTGATATGGCTACTTATTTAATGAACGATCTTTACACGGCATCTGGTTCGGCCAGATTATTTGGCTGCTGGACCGAAGCGGTCACAAAACACACGCCGTCTAATTTCTACAACTACGAAGAAGATAACTTACCTCTCTATGATTTGGATGAGAGGGACGAGCTTCTTTGGGAGCAGCTAGGATACCCGACATCTTCGGTTCCCGGCATGGTTCTTCTTGTCTCAGCAGACGCTCCAGCAGGATCTGTAGCTTGCAATAAGAATATATTTTATGATGTAAGTTCTTTACAGAAAGCATTACCAAAATTTATTAATTACCCATTGATAATTGAAGTCGCCAGTTATGGAGATTTAGGGGAACTTGAGTTAAAAGACATAACAATGGGACCATCAGGTAGTTTAGAAATAATCAATAGATTAAATCATGCTCCTCCCTTTTTTCAGGTTATTGATGCTTCCGCTTATTCACGAGTCTCTACAGGACCTCATACAAACTATGCTATAAACAAAAATGTGTCAGCAGGGGTTGAAAGTAATTTTTATAATTTTATTTCAAATGCTAACGGATTTTCTCCGTCATCCTTACTTCTTAATACTTACGTCATGTCTGGAGGCGTGGCTATATCACAGTTCAAGACCGATGAAAGGGCACTAACGGCTTTCAAAGGGTTTTACGGAAGTAGACCAGCTTCACAAGAAGTCTCCAACCAAGAGTTCACCAGATTGTCTGTGGCTGATTTAACTCTGCCATTAAACTGGGGGTTACTGATGAATGTAACAGGGTCAGTCTATGAGGAGCAAAGTTTATCAGAAATTTACTCATATGATCCTAGTTGCTTTAACCAAACTACAGGAAATGAAACGTTTAGAACCTTCCCTCTTGATATCGAAGATTCTTCAAGCTACCAAAGGTTTGTAGCTTACGGAAACTATTTTAGAAAAATTACAGTGACTAACTGTAACGGCCCTCTTTATATTAGAGGTTTCTATTGCTCAGGAGATGGTCAGACTTCAGAAATAGGTGTAGAGATTAATGATTCTACAGTTAGTTTTGAAGGTTTAGCAGTGGACCACTTCGTATCTAAAGGAATTAGTATAAAAAATTCGGCAGTAGACTTTAAGAGAGATCTTTTTGTAAACAGATGTTATGGGCTGGACTCTGGTGGTAATA